TCAGTTCTTCGGGAGTTTAGGATATAGCTTCAGATCGAACATACGCATGCTGTCGGGGCGGGACCAGTGACCTCTGACGGTTTTTTTGTATGTGCAGACTTCCAGTACCGATTTCAGCAGTTCATTACGTAATGCCGGATCCTCAGTTTGGGGATAGACATCGAGTACGTGTTCAACTTTTGGGATAATTTCTACCTTGGCGTGCTGTCTCTTCTGCTCCAGGTTGAATTCTTCCAAGGCTGTTTGCAAGGCGGACTCTGTTTCTGCGATTCGCTCCGCCAAGACTTGAGAGCGCTCCATATAGATTTGGACCGTGTAGATCCCTTGCTCTAAAAAATCATGGAGGCTGCTGTTTTGTTTCTTCAAATCGGCCAGTTTCTTTTCAAGAGACCGGACAATAGATTCCTTCGCATTTACAAGTGAATCGTCGGCACTGTGGGACTCTTGACGTTGCAATGTTATTTCCCATTGAGCCTTGTATTCCTTCAGCCATTTTTTTAAACCTTCGAGTATTCGCTCTTCCACCAACTCAAATGCAGAACTGATATTTTTACAGGTAGGTGTGTTACAAATCAGTGAAGGAGGCTGATTGCTAGTATAGGGCCTTCTCACCATCGATCTACCGCATAGTTCACATTTGATAAGTCCTGCTAAGGAACTTGTTACAACACCAGCTGGCGCTGGAGCATGCGTACGTGAATTTAGGATCTCTTGGGCTTTGTCCCACAACTCTTTGGATACGAGAGGTTCATGCCTGCCCACCCCTGTAAGCCACTCCGTTTCAGCCACCCGCGGACGCGATTTGGTAACAACCCCTTTAGAGCGAGTCCGCTTTTGAGGGCGGCGCTGCCATGCGATGAGACCGTAATAGACCGGATTACGAATAATGCCATTTATCGTTGCCAGGGTCCATACACTATTTCGGGCCGTCGGAACACCCAGGGAGTTTAATTTGTTGGCGATCCGGCTGGTTCCCAAGCCTTGGTTTACATACATATCAAAAATCATCTGGATAATAGGAGCCTGATCCGGATTAGGCACCAAGGTAAATCCTTTCTCTTTCTCAAGCTTCTGACGGTCGTATCCGTAAGGAGGGATGTTACCGATAAACTTGCCTTCTTTGACAGAATCCTTCCGGCCGGACTGCTGCCTGCGATTGATCGTCTTGTATTCTCTACGTGACATGAACAGACCGAATTCAAAGTATTCTTCGTCAAACTCGTTGTTTGGATCGTACGTTTTTGTTGGAGTAATGATTTGGGTGCCGGCATATTTAAAGGTCTGGGCAATAATGCCCTGATCGATGGTATCTCCCCGTGCAAGACGTTCAATTTCCATGACGAGCACACCTGACCATTTGCCGTCTTCAACGTCCTGTATAAGCTCTTGAATAACGGGACGCTGTGCAATCGTCTCCCCAGATACAATTTCCTTGTAGATGCTATCCTGGGTGATCTGGAGCCCTAATTTATGGGCCAGTTCAAGCAGGTTCCGCTCATGGCGAGCTAGCGTTTCCCCTTCACCGCGGGCTTCGGCCTCAGCATCAGCACGAGATTTACGCAAGTAAATGCAGTAAGTTTCCATTCTCACGCCCCCTTGATGTGATTTATATGCTGTGGGTGTTTAAAAACTGCTCAATAGCTCTACGTCCTTCATCTGGATGACAAACCTTTGGGCAGCTCGTCCATACTTCAGATTGAGGACTGCAAAATTCACCCCGATCCTTCCCTTTTTATAAATAAGGTCCTGCTCGCTTAATCGTATGCATTTATATCCGTAGTAGTTTTCCACCTCCAATCTTTGAAATGGTCCTTCAGGGTTAAAGAAAAAAGTAATCTGGGAATCCATAGCCTCTGAGTTTGCTTCGATAACCAGCTGGGATGGGCCTGGGATGTCCGCCATTGAGTCATAAAAGGCAAACAGTTGTATTCCTTCTGAAGAGACCTCGTGGACACCTTGGAACGATTTCTGCAGGTTAACAAATGCGGCATCGATCTTACCTTGTAATTCACGTCGTTCCAGTTGGTCCAATCGTTTCTCTGCGAACTCTTTGGTTACCTGGAAGGTGTCCGCTATGTATTTTATCGCTTGGCCTCGTTGCTGAGGTACTGGCAAATTATTGATTATATGAAATGGTATGGCTGCGTAAAATTTGAACTGATCTGCCTCAACTTCTTGCCCCTCCTTGAACAAGGAAGGGAGCCGTCTCTGATCCCCTACATGTCGAAGGACATGACATAGCTCATGGAAGAAGATTTCCCGGAGTTCTCTTTCTTTGTATTTCAGATTCAGAAAAATAACTCTTTTCTCGTTGTCCGAACAAGGGATGCAATTGTCGTAGTAAATCTCGATTTTGAAGCAGTCTGCAATCTGATGGATGTCAAGGTCGTCAGGCTTCAGGAGCGAGTGGGAGATATACCTCTCAGCAATAAATTCCTCTAAAGCTGTTTGCTTATAGTATTGATACCTCATTTTGTATGCACCTCGTTAATAAGGGAATATATGTTCGGTTATGTGATTAAAAAGAAAAGCCATTTCTGGCTTAAGTTTAATTTTGTTTACGCGCTTGCTCCGCTGCTCTTCTTTTCATCTCTCGGTATCGTTTGAGAGCGGCCTCCATTTCTTCGATTTCATCAGATGTGTATTTATCAGGACCGCCAAAAAAGGAGATGTTTGATTCATCCTCGTTTGGTTTATCGGTTCGACCAAGTAGATAATCACTTGTGACTTCAAAAAAGTCAGCAAATTTATTCATTTCCGTATCTTCTACTGGACGTTTACCCGCCTCGATTCTTGATAAAACACTATTGTTAATCCCTAATTTGCTTGCGAGATCAAGTTGAGTAAGCCCAGCTTGTTCCCTCAATTTTTTGATGCGGTCTCCGGCTACGGACATTACAAAAATTCACCGCCTTTTCTGATTCAGCAATAATATATTAGCATTTTTCTAAATCAGAAAAAATGATTTTGCTAAATTAACAAAAATAATATTGACTTTTCTATTTTAGCAAAGTATATTTAAAACAACAGGTTTTGCTATTTTAGCAAAGGGGGTGCTTGAATGAAGACAACTAAATCAGTAAGTCTGGAGGCAATGAATTTAGAATTCGTAAAACGCCGTCGGCTTGCTCTTGATTTATCTCTGCAAGAAATGGCTGATGCAATGGGTTTGAAGAATGCATCGACATACATGAAGTATGAGGATGGGACCTATAGCTTGAAGGCCAATCATTTGCCTATTTTAGCAAAAAAGTTGAAATGCAGCATTGGAAATTTTTTTGAGCGTGATTTTGCTAAAATAGCAAAATAAATCCGGAGGAGGAAGGTCAATGGTTGTCCCCCAACGTGCACCGCATATAGATAATCCCGGGAGGGATGCTCAGGTGCCAAAAACTAATTTGCCTCTGCCAGAGGCCAACATCGTTGAGACATACAGCATCGGGGAAAGCAAGGTTCATATTTGCGATAACTACATGGCTAAAACCCCTGAAGAGATCAACAAGGTCGTTATGGATATGCACGAAAAGGCTTGGGCAATTATTCGAGATATTCAGGAAAAAGGAGGGGCCGTCTAGGCTTCCCGGAGGTGGACAAGCATGAAATTTGGTTGGCGACGCGAGTCGTCCCGAGCAGCATGTATATCGGCAACTGTCACACGCTCCATTTTGAAAAGTATTGATGTAGAAGTGGCGCTTGAGCTGTCACTCCCCATGTATGCATTAAACCCTGAGTCAATTTCTAAGATTGAACACAAGCGTCTGGTAAGAGAATCACACAAGGAATTGTTAAAGGTTAAAGAAAGAGCCGTCAGAGCGGTACCAGCTGCCAACGGCGGTTGAGGGGAATGGGAAATAAGGGGAAGGTCTTGCTTACAAATAAATCATATACCAGCCTCTTGTCCTAAAGCATCCCAATAAATGGACAAAGGAGACGAAGCAAACAATGGCAATCGGACCATTCGGACCAGCATTAGAGGAAGTTCTTAAACGTAAAGGCGTGACCAGAGGCCAAGTCGGGGCTGCTGCCCATGTCGATGGCTCCTTGATCGGTAAAATCGTGAAAGGCACACGGAAACCATCAAACGAGGTTATGTCCTCAACGGTTGAACATTTTGATGACGGGCAGCTCTACATAGCAGCCGCCGGCGAGGTAACCAAAGGGGCCTTTATCCCTTGGCTAAACAATGTGGATTTACATAGATCAAGTGTCCATCTAAAAACCATGGAAGAGCTGAGCGAAGCGATGGAGTCTTTACAGAAAGCGCCCATAACGAAGACCAAGGAACAGCTTGGTGAAGCTGATTTGAAACAGATCAAGCTTGCCATGATGGAGTGCGTCGAGGCGATCACAGCACTGACCCATTACGTCGCGGTTCTATGCAAGGAATACTGCTTTTCTTGGATGAGCGTTTGGAAAGAACACAGGGCGTACCTGAAGTCCAAAAAATACTTGAAGTGAGGTGTAAGGCATGAAATATGATTTCAAAGCTGCACGAAAACAGATTGAGGAATTGACTCTGATGTATCGATGGTTGAATTACAGGGGCTTGCTGAATGAGCATAACGTAAATTTTTTGCTGGAAGGCATCAACGAACTGGAACAAGAAATTGCGGCGGCAAAAGAAAAAATGGCAGCCCGGCACGGCCACCATTTTTCGGAACAAGACAAAAACTTTGTTAACCACATTATACCGTTTTCTCAATACGACAACAAGGAGGAATCTTTGCATGAGCACGCTCACGGGCTTTGATCGGTATTGGGACAGCCTTCTATATCTGTTCAAGAATCACCCCAAGCTATCGCAGTATCTGACCTCGAAGTACATCGATATTACAGGAGCGACCGTGCATGTTCGCAAGCTGAGAGAATCCGCCAAAGCATGGTCGTCTTCGGAAAAATTCATTCTTGATTTGGCTCTTCATTTGTTTAATCCAAGCAACAAGGTCGATATGTCGGGCATGGATCGTCTTGATGACAAAAATAAAAAGTTGGCTTTCGACGCCCTTCAGATCCGGTTCCTTCGGAGGTAGGGCGTCCGATTCAGCCCCTCAGAGGTGAGCAATTTGGATTTCATAGCGGAAATGACTGCCTTTACTGATTGGCTCGAAACAAACCCATTGGAGCCATCCGCACAAACTTTGTGGGTTCACCTGATGGTGATTGCAAATAAGAGCGGATATCCAGAGTGGTTTGCGGTAGCCAATCCCCTCTTGCAGGCTAAGGCAGGCATTTCAGAAAACACTCTGACAAAGCATAGGAACACGTTAATTCAAAAAGGCCGCATTGAGTACAAGCCCCAAGGGAAACAGAAGGCAGGCAAATATCGAATGATTCCTCTTACCTCAAATATTGCGGTAAACCATGAGGTAAAACCTGCGGTAAACCGTGAGGTAAAAGGTGAGGCAAAAGGTTCAGCATTATTTAAAGATCTTTATTCTTCTGCTTCTACTTCTGCTGAGCCGGCGCCCTATGAATCATTTTATGAAGCGCACAAGAGAGTATTTGGCTTTGAGTGCAATCCATTTCAAGCACGAAATTTGGCCGTATATATCGACCAGGATGGCATGGAGGAGTCCGTGGTTATCCGGGCAATGGAACGCGCAGCCCTAGCAGCAAAGGGCTACAGGTTTAACCTGATTACCAAGATTTTAGACGACTACTTCCGGTCCAATTGCAGAACGCTTGCGGAAGCCATTGCCCTGGACGAGCAGTACGAGGCGGCTAAGACGAATCAAACTGTAGTTCGAGAGCTGCCTGATCGTCGAGGGAAAAAGCAACAGCAGGCGCTTGAGGATTTACGAAGACGAGCAAGGGAGGAACGACAGCGTGAACAGAGCTGAAGTAATCGACCTATTCATCGAAATCAAGCAAGAGTATCCGCAATTCAACGACAGTGATGAAGAGATTGATCGTCACTTGAAATATCTTAAAGATTTCCCATTTGAAGCTGCTTTGCGTAATGTCGAGCTGCACATAAAGACAACGAAATGGCCGCCCGGGATCTCAGATATCCGGGGTAGGATCGGGGAGCAGTTGGAGAAACAGCGGATGGAAACAGAGACGAGCACCTATTTTGAAAAACTCGACTCTTGGAGAAATGGAGCCGCGCCGCCGCCGGCCGGGTTAAAGGAGGCACTATATGCAAAGCTTCGAAAAAATGATGGGGATTGAGATGCCGCACAGCCCTGACGCTGAGGCGTCAGTCCTGGGAGCTATCCTTATCGATGCATCGGCACTGGAAACCGCCTCAGCGCTCCCTTTAGAGGCTTTTTACAACAAAGCCCACCAATTTATCTTCGAAGCAGCTACGGAGCTAGGAGAGGCCAGTGAGCCCGTCGACATCGTTACCTTGTCCCAACGATTGGACCAGAAGAAATACCTAACCGATGTAGGCGGGGTTCAATACCTTACGAGGCTGGCTAAATCCGTTCCAAGCGCTGCAAATGTGGAATATTACGCCGACATCCTGAAGGAAAAACATATGCTCCGGCAGGTCATCCAAGAAGGAATGAATCAGATCCGGGAGGCGGCGGAAAACGGGAACGCCCAGACAGCCATCGCACAAATGCAGGTTGCCGCAACGCGCCTGTCGGATCAGTCAGCACCCGCCAAAGAGTTCAAAAAGGTCCGGGACGTTGCCATGCAGGTGTACGAAAACTTCGAGGAACGATACTCGAACAAGGACAACGGCGGGTTAACAGGTGTAGGTAGTGGCTTCAAAGATCTGGACCTGATGACGTCCGGTTTCCAGAAAAGCGACTTGATTATCGTGGCGGCACGGCCATCAGTCGGAAAAACCGCATTCGCTTTGAATATCGCCCAGAACGTCGCGGTGAGGGGAAAGGAAACGGTAGCCGTATTCAGTCTTGAAATGTCGGCAGAGCAGCTTGTCCAGCGTATGGTTAGTGCTGAAGGGAATATTGACGCAAGCAAATTACGGACGGGGCATTTTGAAATAGGGGATTGGGAAAAGACAGCGACGGCAGTAAGTTACATAGGTGAATCCAATATTTTCATTGATGATACTCCCGCCTTAACCGTACATGAGATTCGAAATAAGTGCCGGCGACTGAAGCAGCAAGAAGGACTTGATCTTGTAATTATCGACTATCTGCAACTCATTTCCGGTAGCAACAAGCGCGGTGAAAATCGTCAGCAGGAAGTGTCTGAAATATCCCGGACGCTAAAGCAAATGGCGCGAGAGCTCGAAGTTCCGGTAATCGCTCTATCCCAGCTTAGCCGGGGAGTGGAGCAACGCCAGGACAAGCGTCCAATGATGTCCGATCTTCGGGAGTCTGGATCGATCGAGCAGGACGCCGACATCGTGGCCTTCCTATACAGGGACGACTACTACAACCAGGATAGCGAAAAGAAGAACATCATCGAGGTCATCCTTGCAAAACAGCGTAACGGCCCAGTAGGCACCGTGGAGTTGGTATTCCTAAAGAACTTCAATAAATTCGTGAACTATGATCGGGGGCATGCATCGTGACGAGAAACGATAAATGGACCGTGTACGAATACCTGAAGACCCGGACGCTGGCGACCGGGCACATTCCGACCCGGCAGGAGCTTGATGCCGAATTTGTTGGGATTGACCCGGAAGAGGTTGAGGACGGCATTCAGGAGTTCACATCCAGAATAAGCCGATGGGCTGAGGCTATATAAATCGAACCCGGTTTACCACAGAATAACCTTCCATATCACTTGCGATTCTTAACGCTAAACAGTCCACCAATTATAACTATGCTTGCAACCAAAACAAGCCAATATGCAATACCCAAATCAATCAACTCCTTTATATACAAAACGCAATGAATTCCAAATAGTTACATTTTAGAACAGGAGGGGATAAAAACAAATGAGGAAGCTTAGCCTTTTCAATGGGATCGGTGGAATAGATTTGGCAGCACATTGGGCCGGTATGGAGACGGTAGCATTTTGCGAACGAGAGCTGTTTCCTCAGAAGGTGCTGAGAAAGCACTGGCCCAACGTTCCAATATATGACGATGTAAGTACATTAACAGCCAAAAGGCTAGAGGAGGATGGAATCATTGGCCCAGGTAGAACAATTGACGCTATTTCCGCAGGATACCCTTGCCAGCCTGAGAGTACTGCCGGGAAGCGAAAAGGCAAGGAAGATGACCGCTGGCTCTGGCCAGAAGTTCGCAGACTCATTAAGGAGATCAGACCCCGTTGGTTTATTGGTGAAAATGTGTTTGGGCACGTCTCTTTGGGGCTCGACACTGTGCTATCTGACTTGGAAGACGACGGCTACACCGCAGAAGCGATTGTTATTCCGGCTGCTGCCGTCGGTGCACCGCACAGAAGAGACAGGGTCATCGTTTTGGGGTACACCGAGTGCATCAGATGCTGTAGGGAGTCACGGGGGCGGACAGGGAAAGTCACTAAGGACAGACATCTCGAACTGGAAAAAGGGGTTATGGGCAACTCCACAAGCAAGGGATTTCAGGAGTGGAGACAACCCGAGCTCTCCCCGTCAAGACAGAAAACACGAACATGGATGGAGCCAGAATTTGAACGATCAGGTGAGGATGTGGCCGACACCAAGAGCGAACGATCCCGAAAAGAGAGGGAACATCAATGCAGAAGATCCGAGGAATGGTTTGCCGGGGGCGGTGAGGCTTTGGCCTACCCCGCAAGCGTCGGACAACAGGGACAGAGGGAATCTTTCAAATCCTACAATTCGACGCAGAGTGGAGAAGGGAAAGCAAGTGAATCTCTCAATGTGTGCATCAGAACAGAGCGGACAATTGAATCCAGACTGGGTGGAGTGCTTGATGGGCTTTCCAGTTGGGTGGACCAATATCGATGGCCTGCAGGTATAGGGCAACCACAATTTGATTGGGAGCCACCAAGAGTTGCAACTGGTGTTAAAGATCGTGTGGGCCGGCTGAAGGCTTTGGGGAATGCCGTTAACCCAGTTCAAATTTACCCAGTCCTAGCAGCCATTAAGGCAATTAACGATGAATTATCAAGGATGGAGGCATATTCCTGCCTCTATCCAGAACAGGAGGGTACAAGTTGGTAGTGAAGTCAGTTGTTCCAGATGTTAATAATATTGAATTAAATCGCTTGATGAGACGCATTTTTGAACAATACGACTTATGTAAAAGGATACCGGGGAATCCGGAACGTGACAGCTATGTTTTGGCTGTAGAGTCAGCCGTGGGGCGCCTTGCATCAAGAGAAAAAGAACTGATCTCAAAACGATACATGAATGACTTCTACTGCAGTGACAAAGTGGTATTCGAAACACTCCTTGACCGTCCAATATCCAAGGACACTTACACCATAATCAGAAACCGAGCTTTTGCGACAATGTTCTTTTGTTTCTGTGAGCAAGGGTTATTACTACCGGAGGAGGAGAAAGCATGTCTGGCAATACCGTAAGGGCTCAAACGTATTGGGTATGGACCCAGAAGGCAGCAAATAAAAACCCGCGATATTCCAAGGTTGGGGAGCCAGTTTGGCCCCATTATCTTCAAGCAGCGCCGGCTGAATGGCTCGAACAAGGGTTGATTGCTGACTCCACTGCAAAGGAGGTGATGAAGGAAGGGCAGGTCGACCTATTCGACTTTCCCGGGGTAATATGATTGGACACAAAAAGAATCCACCGCAGTGATTTGGCCGTCGCACGGTGGACTCAAACAAATGTTCCTCTCATTAAATTATACCAAATGAGGGGAATGAGGGGAATGTTATTGGCAGAAAAATCATGGGAGCAAGGGGAGCTCTTTCCGTCAGTTACGGCTGCTGATAAGTTGTTCACGCGCAAGCTTTTAGAGAACTACATGAAGAACAAGCAGATGGTAGAAGCATTTGCCCAGAAGTCCACTTTGACAGAGCAAAAGCAGAAGGTCTACTTGCTAAGAAAGGAAGAAGTCGAAAATATAGAACTGGCTTTCAACTTGATCCAAGACCCGGAAATAAAACGTGTTATCGAGCACAGGTATTTCAAGATCAGACGTTATAAAGAAACGGTCATTTTCTATCGGGGAAAAATGAGCGATAGCACTGTAGATCGTTACATTGATAAAGGTGTAGAAGCTATTGCAGACAGCCTGAAATTGTGGGGATTCCTTCCCAAAAAGTGAGGGTAATCCGGTGGTACCATGACGGCGTTCTGACAGTGACTAAGGGATACAGTAGACACAGGTAAATCTTACCTGGGTACATGTCTACTGCCCCTTATCGCTGTAGGCGCTCGGCTGTGCTGTGGGTCATATCATATGACCTTAGACGTGAATCGTCAAGGGTGCGGACTGTGGGGATGCGGTTAAGAGCACCGCAATTTTATATTATGGCCTTCATGGTATCTACAGGTTCGAATCCTGTTAAGGCCGGTCAAAATTCTCTTCATATCCTTTTTTTGTTGCCATCCGGTTAACGGGTGGCTTTTTCTTATCCCGCCCCATAGGAGGTGCTGAGTTGTGAATCAAGACAAGCCGTTAGTAAAGCAGCCATTAAAATGCAGAGGATGTGTATGGGGCAAATGGGAGGCATCTGCTCAGTTCTGCTCCAAACCTAATGATTTATGTGCCAAGGGCTCCATGCCCAAAGTAGGTGATAAGGGATGAAATTCGTTCAACCCTTCCGGGATCCCGAAATCATCGCAGCCATAAAGAAAGATTTGCTAAACCGGAAGAATCTGCGTAATTACATATTATTTGAAGTCGGTATAAATACTGGACTTCGTATTTCGGATATATTGCAATTGAGGGTCAGAGACCTGAAGCAAAAGTATTTGTACATGACCGAGATTAAAACCGGAAAACAGAAGACATTCGAAATGAATCCTACGGTACGACGTGGGCTGCTGGATCTCCTTCAGGATCGGGACGATGACGAATACCTTATCCGAAGCCGTGAAGGCGTGAATAAGCCGATCACCCGAAACATGGCTTACAAGATCCTTCGTTCGCTTGGAGAGAAATACAAGGTAAACGGAATTGGCACCCATTCACTCCGAAAGACGTATGGCTATTTCTTTTACAAAAAGACCGGTGATATTGCCATGCTGCAGAAAATCTTTAACCACTCAGACCCAGCGTTCACACTGCGGTATATCGGAATCGTTCAGGATACCATTAACGCAGCAACCCGCAGTTTTAGGGTTTAGTTATTCAAAACGAGACATAGTCTGAATTCATTTAGGGGAAATCCTGAAAACCAAGCAGGCCAACGGATACACAGCGTTCAGCAATTATTCACTATATAAGATATGGATAATTCATAGAGCAGAGGAGAATGGTTATGAATTATGAGCAGTTCCAAAAAGCTGTCGAGGAAAAGATTGAGGAGGGTAGAGCCTGTCCAAGACCTATAAGGAGGCAAGGTATGTGATCCAGAGCACTGCCGAGAATGTTTCGCTGAATCAAACTGCTTGTATAAATTGAGCCGCTAACGGTGCGGTACAGTTTATGTTACAGTATTCAAAAATCTGTTTCTAAATGGTTCCTATTTCTATAATCTGTGTTATTATTTTAGGAAGAATTACCCAAAATGATAAAACAGGTGGTCTATATGACGGATATATTTGAAGCAGAAAATGTTAATGATTCTGAATCCTCTTACAAAAAGTTATTAACATCTACGATATCTGAAGGATACCCAAAGTATATGCAAGACAGCTTACTAAAAAAAATGGAGAAGGGAGAGGTTTTGCTTTTAAAAAAAGGGAAGAAGACACCTCGAGGCAAAGACATCCTTGATCTATCAGAGGTAGAAAGTACGATTGAGCAACTTTCACTGGCTATTGACCGTGAACAGAAAGCAGTAAAGCATATCGAGCGGAACGAATTTTACAAATCGTATAAATACGCTGCAGTATTTCATGTAGATCAAATAAATGAAGATCTAATTAAGGACTTACAAGATAAAGGGGAAATTAACGACTTTTTAAGTCCTAGTTATAATCATGATTTCTCTACAAATATATTACAAGGTGTTGCCAAACCAACTAGTCTGGTGATTGAGAATGTTTTCATGTTTAAGTTTAGTAAAGTTCTAAGTGGTCATATTCCCGGATCGGAAGAGAAAAAACAAATCAAATACCCTATTCTGGGTATTTATTTTAAGCACATGAATATCCTTGAAGTGAGATTGGATAGCGCAGGTGCGATTTATAGACCAACTGATTTATTCTATGAATCACAAATTGACTCTGTTCTAGATTGGTTTGAAAGAAAACTTCAGGCTTCTTTTACACCAGTTAATTTCCCTCCAGTTATTGAATACATTAAAAAAAATAAGCAAGCCGAAGTTGTAGTAGATGCTCAATCAATGAGTTTCCAAAAAGGCGGAAAGGCTATACTTGAAAATGGAATCAATGAAAATTACGTTCTTCCTTTACTCGGTGAATTGAAGGAATTGATAAGAGCTAATCAAGAACTTTTTGATAACAATCCAGAAATAAAAAAGTTACTTGAAACCTTCGTCACTGAAACCGAAACTCTCGCGGACTTACCATGGATTACTTTAGTTTGGAAAAGCGACAAGACCAAAGTAAAGTTCAAGTTCGGTGTCACAGATGAAGATTATACAATATTACAGTATTACGGTCGTCATTCTGAGATGGAGAAGATGAATTATGTCACCGAGTATATTATTGAAAATCAAAAAGAGCTTAGAGAAATCGAAAAAGATAACGCCGAGCAAACTAGAGACCTTACTCTCGATAATCAGTTCGTATAAACAAGGAAATTATATCTACCCAGGCGCATTAATAAGACATCTAGATATCCCGATGAGTGAAGTATATAGCATCTTAGAAACCATAAAGGATCTTGGGATAATAAGACCACATTACGAGTTATACTGTAGAGCTTGCAGGAGATTTACAGGGATTGGATACGAAACAATTAACCAACTGCCACAATATGTTGAGTGCGAAGAATGTATGACTGAATTAGATCCGATTAATGACAGCATAGTTATTTACAAGGTGGTTTCTGATGAGTGACTTCGGGCTTACAGCTAAAGAATATTTCTTAAGTCAATTTGCTGATGAGAAAAAGAGGTTTAGAGAAATCACCAGACTTGATGAAAAAGACAAACATGAATATAAAGTTCTTCTTGAAGAGCTAATCAATTTACACGAAGGATCAGGTAAAGCATCTACAGCGGATAAGGGAAAAGCTCTAGAGAATTTGGTGACATTTCTCCTTGAAAAATCCAGTGTGTTTGACGTGTATAAGAATATAAGGAATACCACCAATGAAATTGACCATCTTCTCGAGCTAAATTATATTGGAAAAAGACTAAAGGAGTTTATTCCTCTTCCTGGGGAAATGTTTCTCTCGGAATGTAAGAACTATAATAAAAAAATCAGTGTAACATGGGTTGGAAAGTTCTATACACTTCTTGCCTCAAATCAATCTAAGAGTGGTCTTCTTTTTTCTTACTATGGGCTTGCCGGGAGTAATTGGAATTCAGCAACCGGATTAACGAGGAAAGTATTCTTGCTTAGGGAGAAACTAGAGGATCGTACATATATTATCGATATCAATATTAAGGATTTCAAAGCGATAGAGCAAGGTAAGAGTTTGCTGGAAATTATTGATTCAAAAATGAAAGCACTAAGAATCCAGACAAACTTCGATAAATTCCTTGAGGAAAAACACCCTGCTTTATTAGAAAATTCAGATGATGAAGCTGATTAGTCGCCTTTAGAGGCGACTTGGGAAACTATGTGATATTAGCGCGAGGCACTGCAGGTCGGGAAAAAGTATTATGGATACTGAAAGAAATATTAAAATAAGCAAGGATGAACAGTCGCATTTATGCGGCTGTTTTCTGTTTTATTGAAGTGTCGACAAAAGCTTAGGAGTGATGAAGACATGCCAACCAAACCTAAACGTCCATGTGTCCATCCTGGTTGTAGGGAACTAACCACCGATGGTAACCGCTGCCCTGTTCACAAGAAAGAGCAGAGGCAGTACGAGGACCGAAATCGAGAGACAGCGACGCAAAGAGGGTATGACAGCAAATGGAGGTCTGCCCGGGCCGGGTACCTAAAGAAGCATCCATTGTGTGCGCACTGCATGAATGAGGGGCAGCTGACGGAGGCAACCGTGGTCGACCATATCATTCCGCACAAAGGTGACAAAGCGTTATTCTGGGACAGCGAAAACAACTGGCAGCCCCTTTGTAAAAGGCATCATGATATCAAGACCGCAACAGAGGATGGCGGATTTGGCAGACCAACGCAGACGAACGGAAAGGACCCTTAGAGACATCTTGCAACTCGGACTCGCGAATGGTCACTCGCATCCTCCGAGGGGGAGGGGCGGGGTGAGAATTTTGCGAGGGTAGGGACAAAACCGGATGGGTCCTCTTGTATGAACAAAATTCCCTAAATGAAATTTCGGAAAGGGGGCGATTCGATGGCGAGACCGCGGCAGCCGATTGATTTGCTTTTGTACAAGGGAAAGAAAAATCTGACCAAACAAGAAATTGAAGAACGCAAGGCAGCTGAAATCAAAGCTCCAGCTGATAAAATTCGGGCGCCGTCGTATTTGCCGAAGGACCTGCGCCGGGATTTCAAAAAAATATCGGATGATCTGATCGAGATTGGCATCATGTCAAATTTGGATGTGGATGCCCTGGCTCGGTATCTGATATCGAGAAAAATGTACCTGCAGGTCACGGATGAGCTCCTGAAACGTTCGCCGATCGTTCAATATGAAAAGGACGAATACAACGACGTGGAAGGGGAGCATATACCAAATACGACCCTGATCGAGTCGGTGAGTGGCGTTTATGCCGATTTGCTGCTGAACCAGGACAAGCTGTTTAAACAGTGCCGGCAGGCGGCCAGTGATCTGGGTCTGACGATCTCCTCCCGTTGCAAGCTGGTTGTTCCTCAAAAAGAGGAGCAGGAGAAAACCGGGTTTGATGAAAGGTTCGGGGATGTGTAGTGATCAAGCAATATTTGATCGACTACTCCCGGGATGTCATCGATGGGCATGTGGTCGCCTGTAAGAAACATATTTGGGCATGCATGCGGTATTTGCGGGATATTGGCAGGGAGAACACGGATGAGTTCCCGTATGTATTCGACGAAGACAAGGCCATGCGCTTTTTTGAGTGGATGCACCTGTTTCGGCATACAAAGGGGGTACTCAAGGGTCAAAGGCTGGTGCCTCATGACATCCAGTATTTCATTTTCGGCAATATTTACGGTTGGGTGCATCGGGAGACGGGCTATCGCCGGTTCAAGTACGGCTATTGGCAGGTAGGTCGGAAAAACGCCAAGTCGCAAAGCTTGGGCGTTTCCGGATCTTACGAAAGTGCAGCCATGGGCGAGGATATGGCGGAGGTTTACTGCACGGCCACCAAAAAGGACCAGGCCAAAATCGTCTGGAACGAAATCGACGTCATGATCGAGCGCTGCCCGGAGCTGAAAGGCAAGTTCAAAACCTCTTACGGCGTCATCAATCATCTCAAGAGCCGGTCCATTATCAAGCCGCTCAGTAAAGAGGACGGCAAAAAGGGCGATGGATTCAGCCCGCAGTGCGGAATCGTAGACGAATATCATGCCCATGAAACGACAGAGATGTATGATGTTATCGATTCGGGGATGATTGCACGCCCGCAGCCCCTCATGATGATTATTACGACCGCTGGCAAGAACTTGAACAGCCCTTGCTACCGGATCGAATACGAAATGGTCTCCAGGTTGCTCAATCCAAGTGACCCCATGGAGAATGATGACTACTTCGCCATGGTCAATGAGCTGGATAAAGACGATGATGGCAACCTGATCGACGATATTACGGATGAATCCGTATGGGAAAAAGCAAACCCGATTGCCTGTTCCTACCCGGAAGGAAAGGAAAACATCCGCAAGCGCCTGCGGAACGCCTTGAATGCGCCGGAGAAAATGGAAGACTTCTTGACGAAGAACATGAACGTCTGGATCAACGGCGGGGAGAAGAAATACATGCCGATGGATGCCTGGGCAGCGTGCGGGACCGACGAGCCGCCGGACATCAAGGGGCTGGAGTGTTACGCGGGCGTGGACATGTCGATGAAAACCGACTTGTCATCCGTGGTCTTCGAATTTCCGCTGCCTGACGGAAAGTTCTATCTACTGCATTGTTCTTTCATGCCGGAAGACACGCTGCAGCGGAAGAAGAAAACGGACAAAGTGCCGTATGATATGTATATCAAGAAGGGCTGGCTGGTGATCACGCCGGGGCCGGTCGTCGATCAGAAGTGGATCGAGGATTGGATCGAGAAGAAGTCCAAAGAAATGGGATTTGTGGTTAAGGAAATATGTTATGACCCATACCAGGCGACGCAATTTGCGCAAAATATGGCCGCCCAAGGCCATGTCATCGTGGAAATCAGACAGGGAATTCAGACCCTCTCGGAGCCGATCAAGAATTTCCGGGAATTGGTCCTGCAGAAGAAGATCATTCACGGCAAGGACCAGCTGCTCACCTGGGCCATGGGGAACGCAGTTCTTAAGGTGGACCCGAAAGAAAATGTCCTGCTGGATAAGCAGAAGTCAACAAACCGCATCGACCCGGTGGCCGCGGCCATTGACGCGCATGTCCGGGCTTCCTTGGCTCTTCCGGAAATTGATGTTTCGGAGTTTGCCGAGGATGATATGTTAAAAAAACTGTGGGGGCTTAAAAATGAATAGAATATGGAAGTTCCTGCGCGACTATGCGGAGGATTTTTTGATTTCTGCCGGCTTGATCTTCATTATCTCCGCCACCTTCAGGTTAAGTACAACTGCCGGCTTGTACTGTATCGGAGGAGCACTGGTTGCTGTGGGCGTTGTGCTGGCCCGTATGGCGCGTCAGCCGCCCAGGGGGAGGTGAAGGTGTAAATGCTATTTAGAAAAGCCATGGAGAAGCGCAGCGCCCCGGAAACGGTCGATCTCAACGACCGCCGGCTTTTGGAGATGCTTGGCATTGAAGTCGGGGATGTGAATGTACGCGGAAAAGGCGCGCTTCGCGTTGAAACCGTATACGCCTGCATCCGAATCCGGTCCGAATCGGTAGCCAAGCTGCCGCTCAAAGTGTACCAGGAAGACGATGACGGCATTCAAAAGGTAGCGAGGCATGAGCTGTACAGCCTCCTGAAACTGCGGCCCAATCCGTATATGTCGGCCTTTGACTTCTGGAAATGCATCGAGGCGCAAGGGAGTATCTATGGAAACTCGTACGCCTACATCGATTTCAACCGCAGAACCGGGAAGGTGGCTGGGCTTTGGCCGGTGGATGCCAGCAAAGTGAGGATTATGGTCGATGATGCAGGGATCTTGGGGGATTGGATTAACAGCCGCAGCCGCCTTTGGTATGAAATTGATATCGGTAACGGCCTAAAGCGGAAGGTCATGCCGGATGCCATGCTCCATTTTAAAAACGGGATCACTTTGGACGGCATCGTGGGAATATCGCCGATTGACTACTTACGATCCACCGTTGAAAATGCGGCATCCGCCGGAAAGTTCATCAATAACTTTTACAAAAACGGGCTACAGACCAAGGGACTGATTCAATATTCCGGCACCTTGGACGAACCGGCGAAAAGAGTGTTCCGGGAAAACTTTGAGAGTATGTCCTCCGGTCTGAGCAACAGTCACAGGATTTCATTGCTGCCGATCGGCTATCAATTTACGCCGATCAGTTTGAACATGGCGGATGCGCAGTTTCTGGAAAACACGGAATTGACGATTCGGCAATTGGCGGCGGCTTGGGGCATTAAAATGCACCAACTCAACGACCTGTCCAAGGCAACGCATACCAATATCGAGCAGCAACAGCAGCAATTTTATACGGATACCCTGCAGGCGATTCTCACCATGTACGAGCAGGAAATGACGTTTAAATTGTTCAGCCAAAGCGAGCTGGATGCGGGGCACTATGCGAGGTTCAATGTCGACGCCATCCTCCGCGCGGATATCAAAACCAGATTCGCAGCGTACAAGGAAGCGATTCAAGGCGGCTTCATGTCGCCTAACCAGGCGCGGGCCAAAGAGGAATGGGAGCCACTTGAGGGCGGGGATCAATTGATTGTTAACGGCAACATGATTCCTTTGACCATGGTAGGCAAGCAGTATGTGAAAGGGGGTGAAGGAACTGGAGAAGAGTCCAAAGACACATGAACCTGAACAAAGAGCTGTCCCGGTGAGCTTGGAGATCCGGCAGACCGAGGGCGACAGCGAGAAACGAACCATTACGGGGTCTATCAAATATGACTCCGAATCCCAGGTCATGCGGGATTGGTATGGTGACGAATTTGTCGAGGTGATTGCCCCGGGTGCGTTCTCCGAGTTTATGCGGGAGAACAACACGATTTCGTTATGGTGCCATCGGACGGATCAAATTCTCGGAAATACGAAGTCCGGCACCCTGCGGCTATTTGACGGAGCCGCCGAGCTGCGCTTTGAACTGGACCTGCCGAACAGCAGCTGGGGGAACGATGCCTATGAAAGCATCCAAAGAGGGGACGTCGACGGCGTTTCGTTCGGGTTTAATATCCGCACGAACGGGGACCGCTGGTCAAAAATTGAGCGTGACGGGAAGCAGCTGTATAAGCGGACCGTGCTGAATGCGACCCTGCCCGAGATTTCAATGACACCCTTTGCAGCCTATCCGGAAAATGAGGTTTCCGTTCGCTCCCTTGAAGAATTTAAAGCGGAGGAGAAGCGTTCGCTGCATGAATACCGGAAACGGATGTTGGCCTTGGAGCTCGATCTCTCTTGATCGACTCCTTTTTTGTGACCAAAACTAACCCTATGGAGGTACCCAATGACAAAAGAATTGCGCGCGCTGCTGGAGCAGCTGGATAACATGAAAGCCGAAGTTCGTTCCCTGATGGGGCAGGACAAGGTGGATGAAGCCGAAAAACGGATGAACGACGTCCGGGCTCTGCAGAAAAAAATCGAGGTCCAGCGGTCACTGGAAGATGACGAAGAACGCGATTATAACCCCGGTCGTGAATTTGAGGACGAAAAACGGGACAAGCGCAGCGAGGACGAGCTGGAAAATGAGTACCGAAGCGTATTCATGAAGGGCATCCGCCGCCGCAGCATTTCAACCGATGAGCGGAGCATCATCCGTGAATATGAGCAGCGTGCCGTCATGCACGAGGGCGGGGCGACGGGCCAGCCGGATGGGGACTCCGGTTTGATTGTGCCCAAAGATATTCAAACCAAAATCAATACGGTCATTCGATCGTTCAACGACCTGTCCCAATACGTCAACGTGCAAAACGTGACCGCCTTGTCGGGCAGCCGGGTCCTGGAGAAAAACGAGGACATGACTCCGTTCCAGTTGGTCGAGGAGTACGGCTTGATTCCGGAAACGGATAACCCGAAATTTAACTTGATTTCATACAGTGTCAAAAAACGGGCGGGTATTCTGCCAATCACGAACGAACTGCTTTCCGATTCCGATCAGAACATTCTGAACTACATTACCGATTGGATCGGGCGTAAAGCGGTCGTCACGCGCAACCTGCTGATCACAGGTCTGCTCAACACCTTCACCAAAACGGCATTTGATAATCTGGACGCCGTGAAGAAGGCGATCAACGTCAGCTTGGACCCTGCGATCAGCGCCAACAGCGTGATTCTGACCAACCAGGACGGCTATAACTGGCTGGACGAGCAAAAGGACACCAACGGTCGTTATTTGCTGACCGATGACATCACGCAGGCTGGGCGCAAGCTCTTCAAGGGCCTGCCGGTTGCGGTAGCCTCCAATCGGTATTTGCCAAGCGTCGACGGCAAAGCGCCGTTTATTGTTGGCGATTTGAAGCAAGGCGTCGTGCTGTTTAACCGCAAATTCTTTGAACTGGCTTCGACCAAAGAGGGCGGGGATGCGTTCAAACGGGATACGACGGACCTGCGTACGATCATGCGGGATGACATTAAAATTTGGGATCCGGGCGCAGTCATCTATGGTCAGCTTGATGTCGCGCCGGTAGTGTAGGGGACGGGGAACCGTCCTTTTTTTTGAAAAAAATCATCCGATATGGAGGTCGTTGAGTATGGCAGCGAAGAAGGAAAAATATGAGGTTATTCAAGACTTCAGGGACAAGGACACCCAGAAGCTTTATTTGACCGGTTCAGAATATGAAACAGACAGCAAAGAACGCGCTGATTTCTTGAAAGAGCGCGGGTATTTGGCTGACATGCCAGGGGAAGATGCGGCAGAACCGGCTACCGGAAAGAAAAGCGATAAAAAAGAGGAATAGGCGGGTGGAAATATGCTCGCTACCTTAAATAAACTGAAGCCGATGCTGTACATGCCGCCGGAGGATACCACGGAGAACGAAAGGCTCACCTTTTGTCTGATGGTTGCCAGTGATGCGATCGAGGATCACTGCGGACGCAAGTTCGCCAAAGGAACCTACACGGAGCGCCGAAACGGCACGGCATCGAAGTATCTGGCCTTGCGTAACTTTCCCGTCCATTCCATCCTTGCGCTGGATGGGGATTCACGGCCCATTACCGATTACACGCTGCTCGACGATGGGATGCTGTTTCACGCCCACGGCTGGCCTCGCGGAGATTATAACATCTCGGTGACCTATGAGGGCGGATACGACTTGCCGAGCGAAGAAGCCGGTGCCCCGGCATCGAATCTCCCGTCAACAATCGAGATGGCCTGCCTGATGCTCGCCAAAATGATGTATACCGGGCAATGGGGCAAGGATACGGAACGCATTGACGGTGAATACTCGGTGACCTATACGAAGCCGGACCGGCCGGAGGACCTTCCTCCGGTGATCCAGTCCTTGTGTAGCCGCCATGTCTGGAGGCTGGGCTAATGGAGTATTGGGATCGCGTGACGATCGTCAAAAATAAAGGGGGGGACCCTTGGGCCGGCGGCAAAGAGGCAGCCGACCCCAAGGAATACCGATGCCGTATTGATTACTCCTCGCGTTTGGTGAAGGACCAGAACGGACAGGATGTGGTCAGTAATGTCCATATCCGGCTCCCCGGAGCCGTCGCCATCGAATATACGGACGAGCTGGTCTGGAGGGACCTGAACGGAACCGAGCGAAGGTCAAACCCGATTCATTACAAGGTCTCCCGGGACTTGGAGTACCGGCCGCGAATGACGGTGGTGGATCTCTGATGCTGGACATAAACATCAGCGCCTTCCTGAAGCAGCTGGACCTGGCCCAGGACAGGGTGATGAAAGGTGCGATTCGGGGTGTGGGCAGAGCGGCGAATGAATTGGCAAATGAGTCCGCCAGGCTCGCCCCAAAAGACCAAGGAGCGCTCGTAGCTTCCCGGAAAGTCACCATGGAGGTAAAAAGCGGCGTCCGTGTCACCGCAACGGTATCATATTCAGCGATTCAAAGGTCCAAATCCGGATGGAGCTTTGACTATGCGGTGTTTTTGCATGAAGCCTCCAATTGGGACCCGACCACGCCCGGGACGGGTCCCAAATTTCTGGAGCGTCCTTTGAAGGCCAGGTACCGCAGGTATCAGCAGCTCATTGCGGAAGAGATCCGAAAGGAGTTGACGTGATGATCAAGCCTAGAGCCCTGGCCGATTTCCTGCAGGAAGCGATCGCCTTTACCTTCTACGCCAACGAATTTCCGGTGAACGGCGAAGAATCGTCGGCCTATGTCCGGTTGACCGGGGGTTATGCGCCAAGCGAATGGACATCCATGGCCCATCCGTCATTCCAGGTCATTGTCCGCGGACCTGCAGCGCAAGCTGTGCAAACGGAAGCCGTGGCCGATCGTATTCATACCTTCCTCCACCAAAAACGGGAGTTTGATGTGGGGGAGGAACATATCCGTTTTTGTACAGCCGACCAGTCGAGCCCGATTTATGTGGGCCGCGATGAAAATGGTCGGCTTTTATATTCCATCAATTTCACATGCGTGATCGCATAAGGGAGGATATTATATGTCCGATAAAATCAAACTGGGTCCATGCAAAGTCGTGTTCAAAAAGGGTGCCGACGAGGTAACCATCGACAGGACAAAGGGCGGCGTCGTTTTGACATACGAAGAGACAACCCGGGAAATTACCATCGACCAAACGGGGGATACGCCGGTAGACGAGCTGATCACGAAGCGCGCCGCGAATGTCGATGTCCCCATGGTCGGTAACGATCTGGACAAGCTGAAAACCTTTATTCCGGGAGCCGAGATGGTTGTCGATAAAGACGACCCGACCAAGCGGCGGGTAGACGTATATGCCAACAAAATTATCAGCCTCATGGATTATGCGGATGTCGTCAAAATTGTTCCGCTGGCAGAGTCGGCGACGGAGGAGGACACGGTGATCCTGCGGAAGGCGGCACCGCGGGTCCAGCTCAACAATACGTACTCTTACGAGAATGAATTGGTCACCAACGTCAGTTTTAAAGGATACCCAGGGGAAGATGGCAGATTAATCAGCTTTGGCGACGATTCGGTTGTCAAAGATACCGTACCGACCGTTTAATTCAAGCAAGGCGGGGCTTCATCGCTCCGCCATTTTTCATTCAGGAGGGGAAACCATGTTTAAATTCAATCGAAATGATGATGACTTTGTTTATTTTGGCGAGCAACGGGTGGAGATCCCCAAATTAACCGTGGGGAAATGGATGGTCCTTTTTGAAAATATCGAGACGCTGCCGCAGTTGATCGTCAATGTACTCTCGACGAGGGGAACAGATCATTTCACAGCTTCCCTGATTGTGGGCATTTCACTCGCTCTGGAAGAAACGGTAATGCTGGTGGCGGGCCTTACGGGTCTTGATGAAGCGTTCATTAAGGACACGGCAGATCATAATGATTTGATCGATTTTATCATGAAAACGGTGAAAAAGAACGATTTGAGCGAAGCCGCAAAAAAGTTCCAAGCCGTGCTCGCCAAAGCAAACAAAGCGGCCGCGGCGGCCGGCGTGGTCAACTGACCCTAGAAGATTGGCTGAAGGAAGCCTCTTTACTGCTAGGTGTCTCCACGGCTGCCATGGAGGAAGAATTCTATATGGTCGATTTGCCGTCTCTCTTGCAGAAGAAAGCCCAGCAAATCGCAGAGGACCGATTGGCTCAGCTGCAAATATCCATCGCGCCCAACATGGAGGAAAAAGCGTTCAAGGAGCTGGTGGAGAATTTCGCTAGGCCTCTTGAAACGGACCAAGCAGATGATGAGGAGTTTGACGGAGCGGCACTGGCCGCCCTGCGTCTGCGGATCGAGGGGAGGTAAATCATGACGGATGCGGTGAATGTCGGCGGTGTCCAGGCGACGCTTGGTCTGGATGCCGAAGGATTCAAAAAGGGCATGGACGAAGCCAAGGCCGGGATGAAGCAGGTGACGGATGAAGCCAAGAAGTTTAACCAGGACTTCAAGGGCGTTTCCAAGTCACTGAGGGATGCCGGCGTGGATTCGAAGGGAATCCGAAAAATAAAAACCGAATTGCTTAGCTTAAAACCTGATGTTGTTGAAAAGCAGCTCGCAAATGTCGATAAGCAGCTGAAAGCCATGGGGGTCAGCAGCGAACACATTGCTCGCATAAAGCAGCAGATGCAGGGCATAGAAGATGAGGCCCAGAAGACAACGCGGAATTTCAGTAACTTGTCCACGGTGATCGGGACGATAGGGGCCGGAGCTGCGCTGAGCGGCATCATTGAGACCGTTCGGACCCTTACCCACGAAGCACAGCAGCTCAGCAACGCCTATAAAGGTCTGACTGAAGTATCCAAGTCCGTGGGGCAGAACACCCAAGAGGTGCAGAAAGCGGTGGACGATCTGGTGCAGCGCGGGTTTATGAGTGCGACTGAGGCCGCCACTGCGTTCAAAACCAGTTTGGCCGCCGGGTATGACTTGCAGCAGTCCATTCAGCTCATTAACGCTTTATCCGATGCCGCAGCCTATAACCGGGAAGCTCACCTCGGTTGGGGCGAAGCGGTGGTACAGGCCATTCAAGGGATCAAACAACAGGAATCCAGTTTGACGGACGCCGCGGGGGTAACGACGAACCTATCGGTCATGTACGATCGATACGCCGCCTCGATCGGAAAGTCCGCCGCAAAGCTGACGGATGCCGAAAAATTGCAGGCCGCCTATAACGGAATGATGCAGGAGGCATCCCTGTTTGCCGGCAATGCTGCCAGTGCGATGGATGGTTATACAGGCACCCAAGCCCATTTCAACCAAACGATTGTCACGGCCCGGCAAGAACTGGGCGCGGCTTTCATTCCCATCCTGGAAGACATCATGAAAAAGGTGGGACCGCTGATTGCGAGCTTCACCACATGGGTGACGGAGAACAAGGAATTGATCGTTGGCCTGACCGCCGGCGCAACGGCGGTGCTGGGGCTCATTACGGTTCTGGGCACGTTAGCCGTGGCCGTCGGGGCGGTTACCGCTGCGCTGGGTGCCATGAACCTGGCCATGGGGCCGATCGGCTGGACGATTACCGGGATCGCGGTCCTCACCGCAGGATTTGCAACCTACAAAGTGGCATCCGATGCGGCGTCCAAGTCAACGCTTGAATTTGCCGAGAATCAGGAGCTGCTGAATCAAAAGCTGAAGGAATCGCCGGCTAACCGGACAGCAGAAGACGTGAAGAAGCTTCAGGATGATGTGAAAACCCTGAATGATCTTCTGGAGCAGCGCGCCCAGTGGCAAGAAAGGCTGAACCAATTAAATGCGTCCGGCGGCTCGGGGGAAGTTTTCGGCGGTATGGTATCCGAGCTGGACATCGCGAAGGCGGCGGTCGAGGGGTTCGACGAAAAGCTCAAGGAACTGGACTTTGAGAATGTCGACCAGGCGAAGGATAAGCTCAAAGAAATGCGCAGCGAGCTTGAAAAATCGGTGCCGGCTTTGATTCAAGTGACAAAATCAGAGCTGCAGGATGTCGCGGCCAAGAACAGCAAAGTCCTTGAAATGGAGAAGCTGGTCAAACGGTATCAGGAGCTCGATAAGGCACAGAAATTGGATGAAGCCAAAAAGCAGGAACTCGTGACCATTACCAATACGCTGAAGGCGCAATACCCCGGGCTGAACGCTCTGATGGACGAGCAGGGCCGGATCCGGATTCAAAATATCGATACAGTAAACCAGCAAATCGGGGTTGAGAAAAGCCTGGTGTCCGCCTCCGTGGAGAGTGCCAAATCTCAGATCACGAATCTCAGAAATACGGCTGCCGCGCAGAAGGCCGCCGTGGAGGCTCAGATTAAAAACTATCAGCAGCTGGCGAGTGTGATGAGCAAAATATCCGGGAAGGCGCTGAGTATTGGAGCTTCTAGTGAAACCACTGGCGCGAAGAAGGTACTCAGCATCGTCGGCGGGATTGCCGCTGCCGGTGTGGAAGCCAATCTGAATCAGAAGATCGGCGAGAAATCAACGGAGCAAAATAAATATGCCGCGGCCGAGCTGGAGGCGGAGCGTGCTTTGGCGAATCTGACCTCCGGGAACTTGGATGCCTTCAAGTACTCAGCGCCGAACTATGGCGGTGGAGCCACCGACAGTACCAAGAAAGCCAAGACCAAAAAGGGCACCACCAAGCAAGCCAGCGGAAAGAGTGCGGCCGAAATCGCCAAGGACCAACGGAAAGAGGCTTATGATGCTGCGATGGCTACGGCTCGGTACATGGCCGAGTATTACGACCAAACCGCCGATCAGCAAATCAAGGCGCTCGAAAAAATCAAGGTGGCGCACAAGGTGCATCTGAAGGAATCCATCGAAGACGAACGGGAAATGAACCTGCAGATTAAGCACCTTCGGGAAGACAGCGCCAAGTCCAATTATGATGCCTCTACGGCATGGATCAGCCGGGAACAAAGGCGTATGGAGGAGTCGGGCGCAAGTGAAGTGAAAATCGCCCAGATGAAAGTCGAGTCATGGGAGCGCCTGCGGAACAAATACGGCAAAGAGAGTGAGTTCTATAAAAACGCAGACGATCAGCTCTATCAGGCCCGAAAGGACTTGGTCCAAGCCCAGTATAATTTTTCGGCCGAATGGATCGACAAAGAGGAGAGACGCATGGAGGAGTCCGGGAAATCCGAGATGCAAATCAACCAAATGAAGCTTGATGCCTGGACCCGTGTTCGCGATCGGTATAAGAAAGACTCGGATGAATACAAGAAGGCGGACGAGGAAGTCTACCGCGCGCAGAAGAGCCTGCTGCAGGATATGACCAAAGAGACGGAATCCTTGGTTTCCGTCCAAAAGAAAAGCATGGAAAGCGCGCTTCAGGCCGAACTGGATGCCATCGAACAGCGTAAAAAGGCTTTCGTCGACGAACAGGACGCAAAAATCAAAGCCCTAGACGATTTGATGAAGAAGGAAGATCAGGCGAATAGTGATCTTGACTATGAAGCCAAGCTGGCCGAGAAGAGAGCCCGGCAGCAGTTGTTGAGTACGGCCGTTTCACCCGAAGGTAAAAAGGAATTGGCCGACATCACCGCCGAAATTGAGCGAATGGAATTGGAGCACAGCCGGGACATTCGCCGGCGCGATCTGGAAGACCAGAAACAATCGCTTGAAGATGAAAAGGACGATCGGGAAAAAGCGTTCGATCAAGAGAAAGAGGATGCGGAAACCCGGTACCAGTTGCTCTCCGACGCTTTTGAGAACTATCAGGATAATGTGCAGGTCATCGAAGAGGCTATCAAAAACTTCCGCATTGGCGCGAATGAAGAAGCGAATCAGGCCGTTCTCAGCGGACTGGACACCTTTTTGGAGCAGTACAAGGCCAAGATGGCCTCCGTTGCTTCGATCTCGGGAGTCTCAAATCCCGACCTGGACCTTCAGGAGTATAACGCCAACAAGGACGCCTGGCAGGCGGCCAAGGAGCGCGGAGATACGGAGGAAATGGCCCGTTTATCTGCCCGGAATGAACAGCTGCGGAAGTTGTATAACATCAGCAAAGATACTGGAAAGCTGCCGAACTTTGATGTAGGTGGTATCGTTCCGGGGCCTCCTGGTGCCCCCATGCCGGCTATCGTCCACGGCGGCGAGGCGATATTTAACCAGCAGCACTTGGAAAACCTGTTTCGCTTGTTAGAGGTTCCCCGGTTGGTGCCGGTTGCGAATCCATCCAATCCGAACGGATCGGGCGATATCATTAACCACATTGATATGTCTGTGAACGGTGTGGAGCTCTCGGACAAAGCGGATATCCAGTCCCTGTATGATGAGCGTGAACAAGTCGCGCGCAGGCTTCAGACGAGGGGGGTGAAGAGCAATGCTTGATGTGTCCGTGAACGGGCAATGGCTTTGTCAGGAGCTCCCGGTAACCGTCCTTTCCAGGACCATCCCCGTCCTACCAGAGGCGGAGGAAAACAAAATAAAGCTGGCCGGTTCAGATGGGGAGTTGGATTTTGGCAGCACGTACGGGACTCGAATCATCCGATTGAGTCTTTTTATTTTGGACGACTATCATCGGACGGTGGCAAAGCTCGCTGCGATATTTAACATTAGACGCGAAAAACTGGAAGTTCGTTTCTCCGACATTCCAGGCCGGAGGTATGTCGCCCAGTTTCGGGGGACGATGGATTTTGATGCGTCATCCGTGAACAGGCAGTTGGATATCCCATTAAAGATGTACGATCCCTTTCCAGACAGTGACGAGCGTGTGGAAGAGGTGACCATTACACGAGTGCCTGAAGTCATTGCCATTGACTCAGATGGAGACGTGCGGGCCAATCCGATCATTACCCTGACGAATACAGGGACGAATACCATTCGAAGCTTCAAAATCACAAACGAGTATAAAATATAAATTCAAAGCGAGGGTGTGTGAACTTCAATGCAAATATCAAATTGGCTATCTGAACAAATTCTAAATGCGGTTCTTTGCAAAAAGCCATTTACACCGCCTGATATCGTTTATCTGGCACTCTACACGAGTGATCCCACGGCCGCGGATACTGGGCAGGAGGTAACGGGAGGCGGTTATGCACGGCAACCGATTCCGTTTGCGCTTGCCGAGCTTGAAAGTGGCAAGACAACAAGCAAAAACGCCGCGGATGTAGAATTTCCGACTGTCACTGCGGATTGGGGGCTTGTTACCCACGTGGCTCTGCGTACAGCGGCTACAGGTGGGAATTTATTGTGGTCCAAACCTTTGGGTGAGAATGCCCGTACGGTCCAAGTTGGAGATAAACCAAAGTTCTATAAAGACAGCACGCTCGTCCGATTCAACCAGTAGAGGAGGTCCTTTAATTGGCACAAACACCAATGTACGCAGCCATGGCAAATAGCCCGGGTACGGAACTATCCGCAGATATCAGCGCTTCAGATACAGAGATTTCCGTATTGGATGCAAGTAAACTGCCAGCAGCCCCTAACCTGTTTACGGTGGGGAACGACGAAACAGCAGAGACTATTCTGTATTCTGGCAAGAGCGGAAATAAACTGACTGGATGTACGCGTGGGTTCAACGGGACTGCGGCGAAAGGATGGTCTACTGGCGCGAAGGTGGCTCGGAACTTTACGGGGTATGACCATGATACATTTATTGCGAACATTGAAGACTTGGATGGACGCGTAACGACAGCTCAAGCAACGGCAGACACAGCGGAAACGCCGGAGGGAGCACAAGAAAAAGCAGATACGGCAGAGGCGAACGCTGTTAACGAAGCCAAAGCATATGCTGACAATAATTTTTTTAAAAAGAGCACTTTAACAGCCCCAAATCTGATCAAAAACTCAGGTGCATTGTTTGACTTTAATAATTGGAAAAAGACTTCCGATTTAGGCGGCGGCTGGAGAACAGGCACTTCAGATATAGGGAAATTTTTCTATACCGACGGTGCTATCGCATCAGGGTCATATGCGATTTTGGACAGTGATCCTATACGTGTAGGATCCAGTACTTATACGTATTCTGTTTCTTTCTATACAACAGGAACAAATACGGGATCGTTGTTCACAGAGATTAAAGACGCAGCAAATGTCAATGGGGAAGCTATTGCATCAATTGGGGCAGACCTGAATAAATCGTGGCACCGTAAGACGGTAACTTTCACAGTTCCTTCAAGCGTAGCTTCTATCGTCGTTCGGATAGTTGTATCTAATGTATCAGCTGGTGCGACCAGAGCTGTCAGCCGTATGAAGATTTCGGCCGGTGACCAAGAGACGCAGTACACAACGGAATATGATGAACTTGCGCTTTTTCAATATGTCAGTAATGGGAAAAACGCTATCGCTTCCGCCATTACTGACAAAGGTGTCCCGGCTTCAGGGAGCGATACATTCCCAGTTTTAGCGGATAAGATTGAGCAGATACCAAACGGAGTGTCTCTGAATATCCAAAGAGGGCAATTAACAATGGGGGCATCAGAATCACAGGTATCCGCAATATTTTCTGCCGTTGATGTTACTAAATCCATCGTTAGAATGATGGTTTTAGGGACGGAATCTATATTCAGAAACGCCCACATTTCCGCAAGAATTGATTCTGCTATAAGCGCAGTCTTTCGAAGGAATTTCACGGGAAGTTTTGATAATTATATTTTCTACGAAATAATTGAATTTGAAAATGCAAAAAGCATCCAAAAAGGTAGCGGAACCTTCCAGGGTGGTAACGCGGCTATATACTTCACTGCTGTCGATCCAGCTAAATCATTAATATTCTATACTTATCGTACAAATGATGGTTCCCAATTAACTTTTGCTAGTGGATACAATTTTGCTAGCCCAACGCAAGCTAACCTAAGAATGGATGTTAACGGGACGAATAACTTCGAGTGGTATTTGGTAGAGTTTCAATAAAAAAGGAGGATGAAAATGGTAATTTTAGCGGAACTAAACGCAAATAATGTTTGCATCGGTGTAAAAATGGTAAATGAAATGATTGATGATGGAAGACATATCGAAATCGAAAATATGGATTTCGATTTTTATTCGTACAAGAAGTACGAAGATGGTAAATGGTCTGACGAAAAATTCATGCCAGACTATGCACAGATAGAGCTAGATCGTATGGAAAAAATGGAAAAATCGCAAGCCGATCAGGACGAACTTATCATGCAAATCATGTTAGGAGGCGCTTAATGTGAGCGATGCAGTATATAACCTTTTCCTTCGTAACTGGATTAACAACCGCGCTACTGAAGAACAAATTGACCGTGCAGTAGAAAAAAAACTAATCACAGAGGGAGAAGCGGAAACCATTAAGGCTACTGAACGGAGTGCCGAATAATGTTCAGCGGACCTTTTAATCGATTACCATTTAACCGTACCCTAAACTTAGAGGTCGTATTTTCTGTGACGTTTGAATCTGAGACCGATTTGGATTCGCAAATGAGCTTGGAAATGTCTATGGCTGCTGCCTTTGAGATGGAAACGGAATTGGCAGCAGATATGACACGGGAAATCCCGTTTGGCTCAATCTTTGAATCATCCACCGAGATCGTGACGGCCATGGTCCGCGAACGTCAGTTTAAAGCTCCATTTGAATCATCGACTGAATTTAGCACAAACCTTTCTCTTTACCATGTAGACGAAATCGAATTTATCGGTGAATTTAGGCCCGGGGACCGGATCGTTATCGACTCGAGTAAATTCAAGATTACACAGAACGGCGTCAATGCTTCACACCTCTATGAAGGGGATTTCTTTGCCTTAAACCTGGGCACCAACAATCTGACCTATACCGACCCCGAGACGGGGCGGCAGGTCTTGATCCGGATTACGCACCGGGATAAATACTTGTATTGAATGGTGGTGATAAGGATTGAGGACCCTACAGACGTTTGATAAGAATATGGTGAGGATTGGCACGCTTTTGGATGCCACCGACGTTCAGAGAAGAAGACGGCTCAATTCCGATTATGAGCTGTCTTTTTTGGTTCCCATGACCAGCGATGACTACCGGGAGAAAATTCAAATTAAGGGCCACGTTCAAGACGAACGCGGCCAGTTTTATGTGATCAATACCCGGCAGCGCGTCAGGGATGGGAAGAAGTTAACCGCACAGATCACCGCAACGCACATCATGTTCAAGATGAATGACTTCAAGATCCCGTATAACGACTACATCGAGGAGATGTATGGCGTGCCGATCGTGAGCATGCTGGACCGGATATCAGCGGCGACGGGAGGGAAATACACCTTCGTTGTCCACGACACATTCGATCTCCGGGATGTAAAGGACTTTGGCCGGACGACGGCACTGGCCGCCCTGAATCAGATTGTAGGACTGTATGGATGCGAGATTGAGCCGGACAACTTTACGATTCATGTCCATAAACAGCTTGGAGCCGATAGAGGGTTTCAGTACCGGATTCAAAAGAATATCGTATCCAGCCATTTTAAGGATGAGGGCGCCAACCTCGTCACCCGGATGTATGCCCAAATGAAGGATGGTCGGACGTGGATCGGGCAGGACGCCACGAACCTGATGAACGAAGAATTAAGCCTGCTGCAGGCTATCCCGGGTGCGATTCAAAACGGAAAGATCATGGTCAATTATTTGATCTCTCCGTTTGCCCAGTACTGGGCGAACAGCACGAATACCTTTTATGATGGTGAGCTCATCGACCAGAATATCGAGGACCCGATCGAGCTCTTAAAGGCGACCCGGGAGGCACTTCGGAAAAGCGAGGTGCCCGAACTGGATATCTCGGTCAATGCTGCTGACATCCATAAGATCGATTCGTCAGAGCAGGTCCCGGGTATGGGGGATACGGTTCATCTAATCGACCCGGACATGGATATGATAAATATTACGGCACGGATCACCGATATGACCGAGTATCCCTTCGCGCAGGACAAGCATACGCAGGTCACCTTGGCGAATTACGTACTGCGAGACTACGTGGATATCATTGCTGATTTGGAGCGCTCAAAAACGATTCTGGACGGTCTGCTGAGCGGCGGGAGGATTCGCACGGAAGCCTTTGAAACATTCGCCAAACAGGCGATTACGGATATCAACAACTCCAAAACAGAACTGATCTATCCACCTGAGGGTGGCATTCTTGCACAGGAGAAAGGCAATAAGCTGAATCAGGTCCGATTGACGGCTGCCGGTCTGGGGATTTCAACGGATGGATGGAAAACCGTGAGGTCCGCCGTCACAGCTCGCGGCGTGGTTGCTGAGACCATTGTCGGTCAGTTCGGTAATTTCGTTTCGCTGCTGATCGGTTACGGGAACAATGTGACCCAGATCAATCAGAACGGGATTGCAGCCGGCCATGCGAATTTTAATAGTGCTCCTTTCCAGGTCGCCATGAATGGAGATGTCATAGCCCGGTCCATCAAGTTGACGGGACAGATTGATAATTCCACGATGCTGAGCTCTCTAATTCAGGCTAGCAGGATCGTAGGCAATGAGATCGAGGGCGGGACCATTACGGGCGCCCTAATTCGAACGGCAGCCAGTGGACGAAGGATCGAGCATGATGCCAGCGGCTTCAGGACCTATGACAGCAGCGGAAGGAACCGGATTAACATCAATACCGGGAATGATAATGGCGTGTCGGCGATTTCGTTCTTTGGGACAGGCGGAGGATTCGCCGGGGAGATTAATTCGTATCAGTCGCTGAATCAGTTAAACATCATATCGGATTCATTGTTTCTAGGTTCAAATAACACCGCAAATCCGATTAGTATGAATGGGGCAACTAGATTCAATGGTCTGGTTACATTCAATTCTGGTATTAGTGGAATTACCATTGATAATATTAGTGGGTTATCTTCGCGGTTGAATGACTTACAAACGCAGATAACCACATTGTCGCAGTTATTTTACAACCATACCCATAATGTGAATATCGGCACGCATAATCATGGCAACCCGCAAAACCAAAATTGGCCGGCGAACGGCGGTAACTTCACAACTTCAACCCCGTAATGTTATCATGAGGATAATTTTGACAACGGAGGTGAGAAGTTATGAAAAAGTGGACTTATTTACTTAGTGGCGTCGTTATCGGTGCAATTATCGCTACTTCCAGCAGTGCTTTTGCTGACCAGGTAAAAAGTCTGGTTGGTAAAAAGGTTACTGGTGAATATACGGTTATTGTGGATGGAAAAACTTTGAGCGATAAAGGCGCGGTAATAGACAGCAAAGCGAATGCTCCGGTACGCGCCTTGTCGGAAGCTTTGGGAGCTGATGTACAAGTGTCAGGTAAAACAATCTCAATTACTACAGCGGATTCTGAAGCACTAGCTGATTCCAGTAGCAAAAGCAATACTGGAAGTTCAGCCAGTAGCACTCAAAACCCGTACATCGGTAGTACGAAAGAAAGTTTGCTGAAGGCGAAAGAAAGTTACGAGAAAAACATCTTGGCACCAACTAAGGAAAGCAAAAAGCGGCAAGAGGAGATGCTTTCACTTGCCCAAGCTGCCAAGGATGATAAGGCAATAGCAAACATTCAGGCTGAAATCGCCCTTCTGGATGCCGACATCGTGAAATACACCAAAGAAGTTGAACAGATCGACGAAGCCCTTGCTGCGCTGGAAAAATAGAATATTTCAAACCATTTGGAGGTCTCGCCTATGGCGAGGCCTTTTTGATTTCACTGAAGGAGGTTATCCCTTGAAGGCAACGCCTAAGTACGAACTGTTGGTCGACGTGTCCAAACCGGTAGAAGAAATCGCTGAGTTTATATCACTCATGCTGCAATTGCATCCAGGCCAAAAACTCGAAATTCTCGAGCAGGTGGACGAGCAAGTCGGCATGGCATTATCCGATTTAGAAGTACAGCAGAAGACAGAGAAAAACGAAACCTAGAAAAAGCCAAGCCTTCAAAGGGGGAATTAGGGGTGGACGACTTTAAAGGGGTGGGTGAAATGGAAGAATATCCGAAGGCTTTGGTCGATATTCAGGTGCAGCTCGGGAGGATTGAAAAAACTCTTGAAGCCGTGCCGGCCTTGGCCGCCACGCTGGAGTCAACCAAAGAATTGGCGCGTAACGCTGACCAATCTGCGAAATCCGCGCATCATCGGCTCGATATGCTTCAGACGGCCAAAGAAACAGCAGATGAAGCGCTGCGGACAGCTCAACAAGCCATCGCTGAGCAAAAGTCGCAGAAAGAGGACCAGAAGTGGTTTAAGCGCACTTTCTATGGTGCGATTATTACCGGCATCGCCGGCGGAATCGTTGCTGCTGTCTGGGCTGCGGTTAAACTTGCAGGATCATAAAAAATATGGGAAGAGGTTGATGGACTATGGATTGGAATATGATTTGGCAATTGATAGACCCTAAGCTGCTCATTGTAGTGGCCGTGTGCTGGGTGATTGGGTATGTGTTGAAGCAGACACCATGGGTACCTAATTGGAGTATCGTTTATATTGTACTGATTTTGGCTGTTGTGCTCACGGTCTGGATGCTGGGCTGGACCTCTGAGGCGGTCATACAGGGTATCCTCGCCGGTGCCTTTGCTGTGTTTGGCCATCAGGTTGTGAAGCAGGCCCAGATTGGAGCTGATAAGGAATGAAAAAAGTATGGATTGATGCAGGGCATGGCGGTAAGGATCCGGGTGCATCTGCTAACGGATTGAAAGAAAAGAACGTTGTACTTGAGGTATCGCTTGCAATCAAAAGGCAATTGGAATCTGAATATGAGGGCGTTCAAGTCATTTTATCCCGTAGTACAGATGTGTTCCTAGAATTGAAGGACCGAACCGATAAGGCAAATGCAGCCGGTGCAGATATCCTTGTGAGCATCCATTGTAACGCTGGTGGAGGCTCTGGTGGCTTTGAGACATACCGGTATACTTCGGCGTCAGTTGCTTCAGTTACCTTTCAAAACTTATTACACACAGAAATCATGTCACGGCTTAAACCATTTGGTGTCATCGATCGCAACCAAAAGGCTGCAAACCTCCACATGTGCCGTGAGAGCAAAATGCCGGCAGTATTGACGGAAAACCTCTTTATCGATGTGGCAACCGATGCAGCCAGACTTAAACGTCAGGAAATCACTAACGCCTTGATCGATGGTCATGTTGCCGGGATCGCTAAATATCTGGAACTCGAGCGAATAGAGGAGAAGCCAGTGAAACAGGAACGTGATATTAACCAAGTAAGTGATTGGGCTACTGATGCATGGGAAGCGATGACTCAAAACGGCTATGTTGACGGAACGCGGCCAGGAGATACCATGACGCGGGAAGAGGGAGCAGTCATTTTCAACCGGTTGCGGGCAAATTTGCTGAAATTGATAGCCGGAAACACGCAGGATATCAAGTCATTGGATGACCGCATGAAGTTAATAGAAAAGGGCAAAATCTAA